ATTATGAATTAACTTCTGACTACGGTGTTGGATATGAATGGGATTTTTCAAACGTTAATGGTGTTACAACAGTAGAGGGTAATGTTAGAAAAATAATAGGTGGTTCATCTTTAGTAAGTGGAACGTATAACATACCTGTTAAAGCAATCAATTATAATGGAGAGGATTCTGAAACGTTAGTCTTAACAGTTTCAACACCTCCTTTTGCAAACACTAAATCAATTAACTTTTCTAATAAAGATTGGTTGGGTGCAAATGCATCACAAGTAAGTAATGTATTAGGTAGAAGTGGTAATGGTAGTGGCTCATCTGATGCTTGGAGTATATCAATGTGGTACAAAGGTAGTAATAACCAACAAGGTCAAACAATCTTCTATTATGGTGGTGCTACAACGACAAATGAAGGACATATAACTTTAACGCAAGTGAATGTTAGTGGTGGTGAGAAGCAGTTAAGATTAAGATATGGTCATAGCTTTAACAGAATACAGTTACAAAGTGCAGGTATAAATGCAAACACTTGGCAACATATTTTAGTAACTTATGATGGAGGTACTACAGGTTCAGGTAGTAATTTTGTAAATGATTATTACAGTAGGTTTAAGATTTATATTGATGGAGTATTAACAACACCTTCTGCATCAAACAATAATTTTGGATATAGTGGAGATATAGATGCTGACAATTTTAGAATCGGTAGATATAGTAGTGGAAACTATATGAGAGATTGTAGAGTTGATGAATTAGCTTTATTTGATTCAGACCAAAGTGCAAACGTATCTGATATTTATAATAGTGGTTCTCCTTTTGATTTATCTAATTTAACGACAGAACCTAAACATTGGTGGAGAATGGGAGATGGAGACACATATCCTTACCTACAAGACAATGGAACAGAGGGTAACTGTATTTTTGAAATGAATAATATGACAAGTGCTGACATAGTAAACGACGTACCATAATGGGAAGGAAAGCAGAGTATTGTAAATGCCTAAATACTTACACTATAAGTAAGTGCAAGAAGAGAAAATGTAAACAACACCCTATTTGGAAACAAGGTGTAGGAGACATAGGTGGAAAGAAGTCAAACGACTAAAAATCAAACAATAAATAAGTGTAATCGTTATTAATAATATAATAAAATAAATTATGGGTAAAATTGAGGAAATTAAAAAACTCTTAGGTATGGAAGTTCAAGAAACAGAAGTAACTCAACCTGAAGTTAAATTAGCTGAAGAAGTAGAAGAGGTTAAGGAGACTAAAAAGGTGGAAGATGTTGAAAAGGTAGAAGTAAAGTATGCTACTCAGCAAGAACTTACCGCTATGGAGTCTAAGTTTATGGAAATGTTCAAAGCATTGTTAGAGGAATCTAAAAAAGATGTTAAAGAAGTTCCACAAGAGTTATCTTCTGACAAAAAAGAAATTAAGGAAGAAGTAGAATTATCTGAAGTGCAAGAGATTGTTCATTCTCCTGAGAACGAGTTAGGTAAAAAAGAGGCAGTTCAATTTAGTAAACCACTAAGTATGATGACACCTCAGGAAAGAGTTTACGCAATGTTAAATAAATAATAAATAATAGAATGGCTACTACAACAAGTATAACAACAACTTACGCAGGAGAATCGAAGAATCAGATTATTTCTGCTGCATTATTAGCAGGGAACACACTTTCCCAAAACGCAATTACTTTTAAACCAAATATTGTTGGTAAAGAAGTAGTAAGACGATTAGAGACTGATGGATTATTCAAGGCTGCAACCTGTGATTTCTCAGATACATCTACTATCACGTCTACAGAGAGAATTATCGAACCAAAAGAATTTCAAGTAAACCTTGAATTATGTAAAACTGATTGGTTTAACGATTGGAATGGATATCAAATGGGTGCTTCTGCATTTAGAAATATGCCTTCAACTATCCAAGATTACATTGTACAGTATGTATCTGCAAAGATTGCACAAAACAATGAGAACTTAATTTGGGGTGGTGTAGATAGTGCTGATTCTTATGATGGATTCACTACTTTATTAGCTGCTGATGGAGATTTACCTGCTGCACAAAATATCGCAGGAACAACTATCGACAAGTCTAATGTACTTGCTGAATTGGAGAAAGTTTACTTAGCTATCCCTAAAGCATTGTTTGGTTCTCCTGAATTATGTATGTATGTATCACAAGATGTTTATAAGGCTTACGCTATCGCATTAGGAGGATTCAGTGGAATGGGTCAAGGAGCTAATGGTATCAACGCACAAGGTTTAAATCAATCATTTGCAGGATTACAGTATGCAGGTGTAAATGTGTTTATGGCAAATGGATTACCTGCTTCTACTATGGTAGTTGCTGAGAAGTCTAACTTATGGTTTGGAACATCTATCGCTTCTGATTGGAATGAGGTTAGATTGTTGGATATGGCAGACTTAGATGGTTCTAAGAATGTTAGAATTATTATGAGATTCCTTGCAGGAGTTCAGTATGGAGTTGTTGAAGATATTGTTGCATACGGATTATCGTAACACTATTTAAACAGTAATTATAAGGGTAGGTTCTGCCTACCCTTTTTTATTAACAATTAAAAAAACAAAACAATGAGTTGTGATATATCAAGAGGAAGATTAGAACCTTGTAAAGATGCAGTAGGTGGTATTGCCAAAGTGTACTTTGTAAATAAAGGTGAAATCGAAGGTGTCAATTACGATGTTACTGATACGGATGCTATAGATGCAGTTACAGGTACACCATCTGCTTACGAATTTGAAGTTAGAGGTGCATCAACATACACGGAAACAATTACGTCAAGTAGAGAGAACGGAACTACTTACTTTGAGCAAGTATTGGAATTACAATTACCAAGACTATCTAAGGAAGACCACAAGACTATTAAGTTATTGTCATTTGGACAACCAAGTATTATAGTTGAGGACAACAATGGTAATTTATTCTTAGCAGGTTTAGAATATGGATTAGATGTTACAGGTGGTACAATAGCTACAGGAAGCGGTATGGGTGAATATAGTGGTTATACACTAACATTTACAGGTATGGAGAAAACACCTGCAAACTTTATTGTATCTGATTTAACTACGGCAGGATTTACTGTTGTAGAAGGTTCTGATAGCTAAAAACACTTAGTTTCAATTATTCAAAGACCCTGCATTTATTGTAGGGTTTTTGCTTTAAAACAAATTAGCTTTTATTCGTTATTATAATATGAAAGTTTTACAACCTACAAATACAGAGCAATCAATATTCATAATACCAAGAAAAACAGATAGTTTGGAATCGGTTGTTATGACTATAGTTATGGATGGTGAAAAAACAGAAGAAGTCATTGATGACTTATTATTGGTTCAAGATGGAAACTACTTACAAGTTTTATTTGAATCTAACATATTAGAAGAGGGTAGAGGCTACGCTATAGAGATGAAACAAGGTGATAACCTAATGTACAGAGATAAGTTCTTTGTAACCTCTCAAAATGACTACAAGATAAAACATAAGGAATCTCAGTTGCAATATACAGAATACAATGAAGCTGATGATAACACATTTATTATAAAATAATGGCAGAGAATAAAAACAACGTTAGGTTTCTAAATCTATCATCGTATCAAACACCTGAGATAAAAGAAGAGTATAATGATAATTATGTATCGTTCGGTGCAGATAATGATTACTTTGACAGAGTATGTAACCTATATTTAAACAGTCCAACAAACGCTACTTGTATCAATGGTATTTCTGATATGATATTTGGTAGAGGACTTGAAAGTTTAAATTCAAGCGAATTTCCAAAGGACTACGTAATGATGAAGAAATTACTTAGACCTGCTGAGATTAAGAAGCTAATAAAAGACTATTACTTATTAGGGCAAGGTTGCTTACAGTTAAGCTACAACAAAGGAAAAACAAAGATATTAAAGGTATCTCACTTTCCTATGGAAACTTTAAGAGCAAACAAAGCTGATAAAGGAATAATAAAGAAATGGCATTACTTTCCTAATTGGAGTGAAAAGAAAAAGTCTGATAAAACAAAGACTATTCCTTCATTTGGATTTGGTAGTGATAAAGAGTTAAATGAACTATACATCTTCAAACCATACAAACCTAAGTTCTACTACTATGCACCTACAGAATACCATTCTTGTTTGCAGTATGCTGACTTAGAAGGAGAGGTTAGTGAGTATCATATTTCTAATATACAGAACGCATTACAACCTTCATTGTTTATAAACTTTAATAATGGAGTACCTGATGACCAAACACAGAAAATAATCGAAAACAAGATTAATGAAAAGTTTGGTGGTTCAAGTAATGGAGGTAGAGCGATGATAGGATTTAATGACGATAAGGAAAGTGCTACAACTATAGATGCGATACACTTACCTGATGCACACGCACAATATCAATTCCTATCTGATGAAGCAAGAGAGAAGATTATGTTAGGTCATAAGATTGTATCTCCAATACTTTTAGGTATTAAAGATAATACAGGTTTTGGTAACAACGCAGAGGAATTAAGAACCGCATCTGTACTAATGGACAAGGTTGTTATTAGACCAAGACAAGATGAGATATTAAATGGATTAAAAGAGATACTAAACTTTAATGGTATATTCCAAGAGATTTACTTTATCACACTACAACCAATTGAGTTCACTGCTTCAGATAAGATTGCTACAAATATAGTAAGAGAAGAAGAAACAGGTGAAAAACTATCAAGTGATAAAGACAAAGAAGATTTCTCTGATGAAGAAGGTGATGATATGTTTGAACAGTTAGAGGGCTTAGGAGAGGTTTTAAGCGATGATTGGGAACTTGTCTATAGTGAGATATACGAAGATGGAAAAGAAGACCTTAAAATGGCTGAAATAAGCTATAAGGATGGTAAATCAAGAGAAGATGATGATATTTATAAGGTAAGGTATTCTTACGGACCTGTTAGGAATAATGCAAATAGCAGAGATTTCTGTAAAAGAATGGAAGCATTAACTAAAAAGAAAGTTGTGTTTAGAAAGGAAGATATTAATATGATGTCTTTTAGAGGTGTAAACAAGAAGTTAGGTCATAAAGGACAGAACTATAGTTTATTAAAGTATAAGGGTGGTAAGAATTGTCATCATTATTGGGAGGTACAAGTGTACAGAAAGAGTAGTGGTAGAAAGGTTGATTCTAACAAGGCTTATGAAAGTGGATTAGATAAGCCAAAGAATCCTAATGAGATGCCTATAAGACCTATAGATATGCCAAACAGAGGTGGTATATTGAGTGAAATAAAAAAACTATTTAAAAATGAGTAAGGCATTATTTATAACAGTAAAGGACTTAAAGGATAAATCTATTATAGATGGAAATACCGATGCTGATAAATTAATTCATTTTATTGAGGTAGCACAGGATATTAACATACATCAGTACTTAGGAACATCATTGTATGATAAGCTACAAGATTTAATACTGACAGACACAATTAATGATACTGAAAATGTAAATTATAAGTATTTGAGAGACCAATACATTAAGCCTTGCTTAGTTTGGTTTACACAAATAGAGTTTCTACCATTCTCAATGTTTACTATAGATAATAGTGGTTTAACAAGACATAGAGGTATTAATGAAGATGTGATTGCATTTGATGAAGTAGATAGATTAACACATAA